GTGATAGGGTCTTTAATAGGCTCATTCTTTTCAAATAACGCACCATTAAATCTAAACATAAGATTTTCTTATCTAAAGATGGTTTATTATTCTTTGGCGGTAAATTACATTCTAGTATTAATGATTTAGAACTAGAAGAGTTTTTAAACAATAAGTATTTTAGAGTTAATGGTGCGTTATTAGAAAAGAATGAGCCTATTAAAGACCCTATCACAGGTAAAGAATATAGTTCATATAAACAATATATAATGTCTTCTGAAGGGCGTACAGCTTCTTCAGTGCCATTAGGTGTTGGTATTGTACCATTAGGTACACAGCAATTCTATAATGTAGGATTACAGTTTAGCCATGAAGGTTTAGGTACTCCTATTGATACTGTAGTTGTAGGTAGTAGTGCAGAATTAGCTGATTTAGAAAATACTAAACCTGTTTCTGATAAAAAAGCTGATATAGAAAGAAGAAGACAAGAATTAGAAAAAAAATACGAGGCAACTAAGCAAAAACATTTAAAAGAACTTGAAGAAGCAGGTGTAGATTTAGGTAAGTGGGGGATAGCCTTTAATGATATAATACATAATATAGAAGAAGAAAATAACAGTAATAACTATAGTAAAGAGTGGGAGACCTTAGCTAGAGAACAATATGAAGAATGGTGGGCATTAAATAGAGAAAAACAAGAAATTGAAAGTGATGCAAATAAGTTATCATTTAGTGATTATAATTTTTCTGGTAAAGAAAGTATATTAGATAAATTAAAAAAAGCAATAAGTAAAGTATACCAATCAAACAGACAAGCATTAGATGAAGGATTTTCAGAATGGTACACTGTTGAAAGAGAAGTTGCAAGTGTTGGGGGAAATCAATATTCTGCTCATGGTATGGGTAAAACTTCAATAGCAAGTGCTTTTACTGATTTAATAAATCTTTTTGAAAAAGGAATAAACCCATTCAGAGGACAAGGAGCATTAGATGTGGCAACTTTAGCTGGTGGAGTTTCAGATGGTACTACTGCTGGTGTTGATAAAACCCCGATTGCAATTGTAATTGATCCTCTGGCCGATGATGGAGGATTGGCTACCTCTGGAACTATTTCTGTTCTGTGTCTCGTATCTGGTATTGCTGGTGTTAAGAAAGAGTTTCTTAGCTTTACTGATGCCAACGAAGCTAAAGTTATCGCTGCTATTGAAGCCAATATGGGCGGTGTTTTAGTTGTTGATTCACAAGACCCAATTGCGTAATTTGGAGATTTAATTATTTATGGCTATTACACATAAGTTTGATAGTTCTTTTGAAGTCACTGACTACACCAAAGAGCTTATGCTTGTCCCCAATATGTGGGGTCTGATGGGTGAACAAAACTTGTTCCGTCAAGAACCTGTTGGAACTAACACCGTTACTTTTGACAAGTCTTACGAGACTGCTCAGATTGTAAAGGATAAACCTTGGGGTGAGCGTTCTACCTTTGGTGGAAACAAGAAAACACAACTCTACACCTTCGCTATTCCTACTTATCCTCTGGATGACAATATCACTACTGGTGATGTTTGGGGTATGCGTAAGATTGGTAGTGCTGGTGATCGTGAAACTGTTGAAAACTTGCTTGCCAAGAAGACCGTACAGATTCGTAGGTCACATGCTCTTACTCGTGAATATGCTCGTTGTAAGGCTATTCAGGGTGATAAATATGCACCTAATGCAACCATTAGCACTTCTAGCTGGTACACTGAGTTTGGTGTGTCACAAAAGACTGTAGCTTTTGATTTCACCAATACTGCCGTTGATCAACGTGCAAAAGTGCAAGAAGTTGTTGCTCACATCCAAGATAACTTCAAGGGTAGTGGTGTTCTTAACAACATCAACTTCTATTGCACTCCTAAGTATTTTGCTGCACTGATTGCAAATGCTCAAATCGAAGCTGCTTACACCTACTACAGCTCGGTTCAAGACCCACTGCGTAATGACCTTCGCTTTGGTATGTACCGCAAGTTTGATTGGCAGGGTGTAACCTTCATCGAATACCGTGGTGCTTTACCTGATGGTACTGCAATGCTTCCTGAATCCACTTATGGAACTGCTTGGGCTGTTCCTGTTGGTGCTGATACTCTGGTTGAATACAACGCTCCTGCTTACCGCTTGGATGCTGTTGGTTCTGTAGGAGCTTCAGAAGCCTATCTGTGGACTTATGAAGATCGCAAGTCTAGCAACATCGAACTGATGTCAGAACAGAACTTCTTGGTGATGAACCAACGTCCTGAGCTGTGCGTCAAGTGTGGTGCTGGCGCATCTGTTTAATTACAGAAATACTGGCTGGAGAAATCCAGCCTTTATTCTAAATAGAATTGTAAAGTTTTATTCAGAATAAAATAACGTGGAATAGCTCGATTAGTTTAATGGTAAAACAATGGTTTTGTAATCCATCGTTATCTGTTCGATTCAGATATTGAGCACCAAATATTAACAGGAATTATATGGCTACAATTGATTTAGATTTAACGAATCCTGTAAATGTTGTAAGAGCAATGGTTGGTGATGTTGATTCATGTAACCCGATTATGTCAGACAACATGTATCAACAAGTTATAAATATGTTTGATGATGGGGTTAGGGCTGAATGTGCTGTTGTATGGCGCTCTGCTTTATATGCTGCCAATCTTATCCTAGCTCAATATACTCCTGATTCTATGAGAACCAGAGAGCGTGTGAACAGTGTTGAAATTGATTATGATGGTAGTAATAGATACAAGAATTACGAACGTCTGATTAAATGGTTAAAGAATAATCCTCCTGATTCTTGTACAACAGGATCAACATTTTCCCTGTTTCATTTTGGTGGAACATACACTGAATGTAACCAGATTTATACTCTTCGATATATCAACACTTGTCTTTCTGAATGTTGGGGATGTTATTGGGAGAATGGGTTTTATTCCAGTTGTGCCTGTTAAGGAGATGTTATGAGAAAATTAAGACTTCTCCAGACACATTCAATTGTGTTTACACGAACAGGATCAACAACAGATAAACCTTATGTAAATGAATACGGTGAAACAGTAACACCGTCCACTACTTCTCAAATATCAACCATTGGATCATTGCAACCTCGTTCACGGATGAACAATCGTAGTGCAAAACCCGATGGTATGATGGAGCAGGATTATTATTCCTACTATACAGATAGTGATTTACGAACAGTTGAACAGGTTGGTAATAATCTTGCTGACAGATGCACAATTAACGATAAAGAATTTAAAGTCACTCGCGAAGGAAATTGGGATGGTTTTGGATTAACTGTTGATCACAAGGAATATTTCTTGCAAATGATACAACCGTTAGGTTCTTGATATGTTAAAAGCAAGAATTAGAAAGACAGGGAAGATGCTTGATAAAATCAAGAAGTCTATTGATAAGCTGGATAATTCCAAAGTTGATGTTGGGTATTTCTCTTCACAAGGGAAACATACTGGTAGAGACGGAATAGCTGATTATTCCTATGTTGCTTTAGCACAGGCTATCGAACTTGGTCATTTTCCTATTCAGGAACTGTACACAACGCCTATGCCGTTTATGGATTCAATTGGTGATTTAACAGTTGAAAAGATGGGGACATCAAGTTCTGTAAAAAGAGCATTTAAGGCTTGGGGTAGGAAATTACACGATAATATTCAACCAACTGATTTGTTAAATTCAATTGGTAAATACGCAAAGCTTCAATCAACAAAAGTATTTAATAATCCTGAATATTTCAGACAAGCTCCAAATAATGACACCCCTGTATATGAGACTGGTGAGTTTTCTAGTCATTTTGCTTATCGTGATTCAATAACAAAAACTGTGAGGACATAACATGTGGCTTTAGACTTACGAGAAATAAAGAAAACAGTTATTGATTCAATTAAAGCTGCGATAGGTGATGATCTCTCACAAACGTATAATTCGGTATTGGATGAATCATACGGAACTGTTCTTCTTGCCAGACCAAACAAGGAACTACCAACACCAGCGTATCCTTATGCTGTTCTTGATGTAACAGCAATTGAAAATGTTGGTAATCATCTTACCTTTCTATATTACGATACCGATTTAGATCATTTCGTTTACGAGACACACAAAAATATAGATATGCAAGTTTCAATATATGGCACTGGAGCAATGCAGTTAGCCAATAAACTTGAAGGTGCATATCGAATAGATGTGATAAGAGAAATTCTTATCAATGGTGGGCTAGGGTTGGGAGATGTACAACAAGTACAGATTCTACCTGAGCTACTACAAACTGACTTTCTTGAAGTTGCCTTCATAAAATTATCAGTCAGAGCTAGTGACAGATACGTTGATGTTGACTTAACAAGCATAGATGATGTTGTTCTCACTGGAGAACTATATGACGCTACGATTGTTGATCCATTAACTATTACTGTTGATACAACAACTCAAAACTAACCCACTTTGGGATAAACAACAAGAGGTAATATATGGCCTTACAGGACATATCACAAGTTACAATTAGCCTTGACAGTGGTGGTATTACTCGCCCCGGTTTTGGCACTCCGATTTTCTTCACTGCACACAATTATACTGACAATCGTGTAGATTCATTTTCAACCCTTGCTGATGTTGCTGCTGTGTTTGGAACAGAAGCTAATGCCTATATTGCTGCACAAGCTGTATTTGGTAACAGCCCATCTGTTCAAACATTTAAAGTTGCTCGGATAATCGGTAGCACAACTGTTACCCCCACCATTTCAACTGTAGGAACTGTTTACACCATCAAGGTGACAGATCAGGATGGCGTAAACGTAACAGCTTCAGCAACAATGGATGGTGTTACAAATACCACTATCGCACAGATTGTTACTGAGCTTGTTACAGAAATTAATGCTGGTTCACAAGACGTTACCGCTACCAACAACACATCATTCCTTACTTTGGCTCGTGATGCTGCATACCCAACAAAT